CAACCCGCCGCTTTACCAGTCCGTTGTCGATTATCTGGATGCCGGTGGCCAGGCTACCGAGTACGCCGAGGACATCGTTGTTCAGGCTGACCCGGCGTTGCTGGCCAAGCTTTGGGTGGAGCTGCGTTTGAAGGTGTCGGATAACCTGGTATCGCAGTACCGCGATGCTCGCGATCTGGGCGGCGAGCTGCCGGTAACGCCCGAGCAGTTCACCCAGTTGCTGACCTGGCGGCAGGCGGTTCGTGATTGGCCGCAGGTGCCTGGCTACCCGAAGGAGACCACGCAGCCAGTTACTCCGGACTGGATTGAAGCGGTCGTGCTCAATGGCGAATGAATGGGCACCGATCAAACTGCAATGGCCGGTGCAGGCCACGCAGTGGATGGATCAAATGGCGAGCGCTCGTGATTTGATCCAGAGTGAAATGGTCATCACCGGCCAGCGCGTATCGATGCTGGCCGATATCGCCACCACCAGTCCCGGTCTGATCGCAGGGGCCGCGAAGTCGGCCATTAGCGCCGGACGGGATGCGTTGGTCGCACAGTTTGAAAACGTCCCGTCGTGCATTGTCGTGACGCCGTTTCAGTACGGTGTAGGGCAGGGCAGCGGTGGTCACCAGCGCTTTCTGTCTGCGCCCAACCTGCTGCAGCTGCTGGCCGACAAGTTGACTGACACGACCGACGCAGTCCGCCCGCAAGGTCAGCAGAGCGCCCTGGTACTGATATTCCTCGCCACGCGCCTGGACCAGCTCGCCGCGACGCTTGGCCGGTTCAACGTGGTGTTGCCTATGCCGGACCTGGTGCGGGCCGAGCGCCGTGCCGAACATCTGGCCAGGCTGGAAGTTGAAAAGTGGGTGATGCCGATCGCCGGACAAATGCCGCTCTGGAGTCAGCTGCCGCTGCAGCGCTGCCCGATCACCAAGCTGGCCAGCCAGTCCATGGCCGGCCAACTGGCGGTTCTTGAGGGCTATGCCGCCGACAGTTCGCCCATGGCAGACCTCGCAGATCTGCAGGCGCGGAAAAAGGCGCAGGTACAAGAGCGCGAGCAGCAGTTGGCCGATCTGAAAGCCCAGTTCACCAACAGTGCCGACGATGTATCAATACAGTCCAGGATGCTGGGACCAGGTGACGTGGGCCAGCTGCGCCGCGAACTGCTCGAGGGCGAAGCACCGGGCCATGAATGGCCGCTCTGTGCCGGCGCGTTGCTGGTGGGATCTGCGGAGAGCCTGAGCTTTGTCCAGGAACTGGTGGGCCTATGACGCTGCTACTCAACGGCGAGCAGATCATCGGCCACCGGATGAAGCTGACGGCCAACCTCAAGATCGAGGCCGACGAGTTGGGCGGTCAGACATCGGGCACCGATAAGTCACACAAGGGTTTCAAGCCCAAGACGCTGACGGTAGCACTGACGATCCCCTACAAGTCGCTGGAGAACCTGCGCACCATCATGCGCCTGGCCGAGGCGACCGCAGGCGGTGGCCAGCTCCAGACCTACCGCATCGTGAATGACACGGCCAAGGCGTTTGGCATCCGGCAGGTGACGTTCTCTGACGGGGTCAGCGCGCGTGAAGACGACACACTGGCCCAATGGATAGTCCAGTTCACCCTGAGCGAGAAGCTATCCAACCCGGAGAAGGTCGAAAACCGGCGCGCCGGCAACGGCGTTACATCACAGTCAGCGCCTGGCGATGGCGTGGCGGGCAACGGTGCTGGATCGGGCACGCCGGAGGAACTGACCGGTTTTGAAGCCGTGCTGAAGAAGGTCGACAATTACCTGGGCGGCACGCCATGAGCATGAAGCTGCACAAGGTGCTGACGATCGGCGGCACGATCATGTCGTTGATCAACGAAGATGTCCGTCTGGACCTCAAGAGTCCAGGCCGTGCCACGTTCACCATCAAGGCTGGCGCTACCGTCAAAGGTTTGGTCACGTTCGATATCGGCTACAACGAAGCGGTCTTGCAGCGTCATTTCATTGGCTACGTCGAGCGCTGCACTGCCACCAATGGCATCGAGCAGGTGGTGCTATGCCGCGAAGTCGCCGCGGTGCTGGCTAACCCTCTGCCCATGAACCTGCGCCATGTGGATTTGCGCGCGGTACTGACCGATATTGGCAGCAAGACCGGCCTGCGTTTCCGGGTTCCGGATCAGGCCTATACACGCGTCAAGACACCGTTTTTCTACAACCTGGCCGCTGGGTACCAGGCTTTGGACAGCATGGCGCAGGTGTTTGGGATCAAGGACTTTATCTGGC